ACAGCAGAAGCATTCAAGCCGTATTCTTATCAAAATCATTTGTTAAATACTATGAAAATCCCTCCTAATTCTGAAATAGCCCTTCAATCCGCAAAAATACAAAAGAGAGGAACGGTTCTTGTGAATGCTTTCAATAATCAGTTTTTTCATTATTTCGGCGCTCCTATTGGTACAGCAACACATCCCGATTTAACCTATGCAACATCTCTGCCCATGTGGGGAATGACGGGAGATCCCCGAACTTTTGTGGATGATGGAGAACATAAAGAGTTCAATACGGATGATTTTGCTGAACAGATTGAAAAAGGAATGGATTTTGCAAGTTTTCATCCAAGTTTAATTAGAGGAATAGCGGCTGATAATTCTCCAACATCGGGAGTTGATGTGTCCGTTAATCAATCAGCCGCGTCTTCATTTCAAGGATATAAATGGGAGATTACTCAGTCATCAACAAAGGTTTTAGAAAATACAACCTTTAATTTTAAGGATATATCACAGAGAAGAATCGGAGATTATTCAATAGTCGGCGGAGCAGTTTCAGCAACAACTAGAAACGGATTTTTTGTTCAAGATAGACGGCGACCTCTTGCGCAAGATGCTGGTGAATGCATTTTTGATGTTAATCTTGCGAACGGTGCGGGTACAAAGCCTTGGGCGGTTGGTTTAAGTCGTATTAATTCAGATAGATATGATGATGGAGAGGTATGGAACGCCCCCGAATATTTCAATCCGAATTATGGTCATCCCCAAGTTTTCAATCGCGCATCGGGTAAAACTTACTATGATATTTGTGTTGCCCGTGTAGGAACTGAGTTGAGAGTTTATCAAGCGTGTATCAATAATGATTATGCCGAACCCGCGAGTCATGTAAGAGCGGGGCGCAGAGGAGCGAATGATTTACTGATGAAAGAGGTTGAATATTGGGGCGCTTTTAACATGAACTTTGCTGCTCCCGCCACAGCCACAACATATTCAAAAATTAAGTTTATCTTACAGAATGAAGAATGGGAGATTTTTGTTTATGATGGGATGGGATGGACTAGACTCGCTGATTTCACTGTGAATAAAGGTGGAGGAGGTGGAAAGAAAAATGTAATCTATGCTAATAATCAGTGCAAATGGGCTGTCTATCCCACTATGTCTTTATCTAATCAAATAGGAGGAACGCTGGAAGTTGAATCTTATCAACATTACACAGATTATCCGTTGTTTTCAGATGAATATTCTAAATACTGGGATTATTGGATGTCTTTACAGCACAAAGGATTAACAAGATGGGGGCAGTTATTAGAGAGTCAATTTTGGAATGACTTCTATGATGAAACTAGTGGCTTAGCGGGTGATGGTCTTTTAACCCCGTTAAAACTGAATGCGGGTGGTGGTATGGATGCTTATGAAAATATTTTAATCACCGCTCCATCAATAGAATATGATAGAGAACTTACTGGAAGCGCAAACAGTTCTCAAATCTTAGGTATGTGGGGGCGTAGTGTAGCGAGACCCCTTGCGGCTGATATTGCAAATCTAGTCATCAGTTTAACATCATCAGAAACACCCGATCTCAAAAGTGGAACATCATTATTTATCAGATTGAATAATTTCACTCAGATGAGCGTGAATGCAAGGAAAGGAACAATCTCTAAGATTCTAGCCCATCTCCCTCGTTTTGATAATGCGGGTAATGAAGCGGGCGCTCTCTATTATGAACCCCATGAAAAAACTTATATCGCTTTAAATAATACAGAAGAATTAACTATTAATTCATTTGATCTTGATATTGTCTATGATGATGAGCGTCTATGCACAGCAGTCTCGGGCAAGACTATCATTTGCTTACATCTCCGCCAAAGAAATCTTAAATAAGATTAAATTAAATTATTTAAAAAAAAATCTTTTATATTATATAAATAGAAAATGAATAACTTCAATTTAACCGATGAACAAATCAATAAGATTCTGAGTGATTATAAAAAGAAGCAACAAAGGGAAAAAGATTATTATCATAAAGTCGCTAAACATGATGATGATTTTAAGTCAAAAAATCGGGCGCGTGCAAAAGCCCATTATGAAAAAAATAAAGAAGTAAAAAAAGAGAAATATAAAAATAATACTGATTTTTTGAAAGCAAAATCTCTCTATAATTATTATAAGAAAAATGAAAGAGTTGAAGATTTTAAGACTAAACATTCTGAAAAATATGACCTCATCAAAAACAATCTATAATTAATAATCTTTTTTTAATCTATTTTTATTATATAACTTATTATTAAAATGAGTTCTTACACGGATATTCAACTGATAAATTGTAATAGAAGCGCATCAGTAGAAGCGCTTGGTGATAATGATACAAATCCCGCCATTTTTACTAATACATTACAACAAACATTAAAATTAAATGTGGGCGATCAAGTATCACTTGAAAGGGCTTTTGTTAATGAAGTCGGTGCTGGAAATCCCTCCACAATAGAATATAAAGGAGATACAAGACGGGTAAGAGAGAATGGAGTTGAGAAATCAACTCATCAAACAGCATTATATACAAGGATAGTTTTTGGAGATTATAATTATGACCGCCCGACTACTGGATATGACGCAAAATATCGTTTAGGGAATTATCTAAGTATAAGAACAGATTTAGTTTGGGATGATGTGGATTTAAAAGATAATCATGTCGCGCCTATTATAGGCTATTATATAACCGCGAATGAATATCCTAATTATATTCAACAACCGAGAAGATGGCTTCAAGCCTTTGATACGGGCAACCCCGTCCCGCCCAATCCATCAGCAATTTATACAGAGGCAGATACAACAGCCGCGGGAGAGTGCAGATATACAATAAACCCGAACTGTTATGCCCGTGAAGATTGGATAAGAAGAAATAATCCATTAGTGGGAGGACATTTTAGGCAAAGGGTAGATAATACAAGATACACTCTATTTGTTAAAGAGAGCGTAAGTTATGAAGTTAATGTTGCTGGTCATACTGATCAATATCCTCCCGTAAGAACAGACGGAGTTTTTTCAGAATGCGAATATTATAGAGTCAGAGAAAGGATTGATTTAAATGTTAAAAAAGGATTTAATACTCCGACGGCTGTTGCAGAACAAATTACTAATCAATTAGTTAAACCCACAAAAGAAGATATTTTTGAAATCTATGACGGTGGAGCGACTCCATATCTCAGACCTTTAACGCAAGTAGTAGAAACTCAAACTAATAAATCCTTTAATGCCCAAAACTTCTTTTATTGTAAGCAAGCAAACTATACGGCATATATCGGAGGAGGTCAAACACAAGCCGCTTGCAATTGGATTGCTTCATTAGCATATATAGCAGTTAAGCGCCCCGAGATTTATGAACACGGAAGAAACATGGCTTATTTAATTCAACTAAACACAACAACAGTTTATAATAGAATCACGGGATTAGTTGAAACAACTACACTCCCTCATAAATGGGATGGGATGCAAGTCCTTCTTGACTTAGATAATTCAGCAACTCCCGCAGTTAATTTTTTCACAAGTCTAAATCATCCTCTTGTTTTAAATGTTGAATATAATGAACATAATTTAAGACTCATAAGAACTTTCTTAGATACTCAGAAATTATATCCCGAGTTATGGAATGATCTAGAAAACATGCCCGCATATTCTAGCGCTAATGATAATGTCCCGAAAAGCGATTCTTCAAGATTCATTCATTTCAATCCATTCAACTCAGACGGAGCAGCCGTCCCCAATAATCCCGCTTTTGGAAGCGATGGATTTCATATTGAAGCGGGTGCGCAAGATGTACCTAAATCAACAATCCCCGTATTTTTTAATTGGGATGAAACTCAAAGAGATGTATATGTGAGACCCGAAGACTGGAATGAGGCGACTGACTATGATAATACTTTCTCTTATGGCTTTGCTCAACCTTATAAATGGGAATCTGTTTTCGTGGGTGTTGCTACTAGATATTTTATTAGACTCCGCCCCGACTTAGCCGCTGGAATCCCTCATCAATTATTTACTGATTTAGGGACAAAGATAAATCATCGGAGAAGATGTGGTTATGACTTTCATGCAACAGCATTTTCAACAACAATTATAACTCCTCATTCGGGATATTCATACACCGATATAGGAACAAAAGTGAGAGTTGTTGATGGAGGAGTTGAAAGTTTTCATAGTTTTTCAGATACTTCAACACAAATCAAAAATATAGATGATGTAAATACAACCGACATATCTCCATATATGACTCAAACTTATATCGGAGCAAACAGTCCCGCATTAGTTTTTGACGGCGAAACTAATAGATTTAAGATGACTAGATTGCATACGGCGAATAATGTGGGAAATACTCTAATGGCTGGATGTACTATGTCCTCTATGAATAATAATTCTATGTATCCCCCCGCTAATAATAGAGAGTTAGATTTAGCACCTCCCCCAATTAATAGCGATCAAGGTGATACAGTATATAAAATTAATCCACGCCCATCTCAGTTTGGTTATAGTCCCACATTCAAACCTTATAACAATAAAAATCAATCATATAGAGTCGGAGCATATCCTAACTCTCCCGAAGATGTTCAAGCAGCCGCAGCGGGAGAAGCACTTAATCAGCAATTTTATTCGGCGGCTAATCAGAATATAGAACCTTATAAAATATTTGATTCTCATGGTGGGATTTATTTTGAAGATTGGGGTGCTAATGAAGCAGAATGGAAAGGATGTTTATGGGATATATTAGGATTTGAATATGAACAACTAAACACAACTGCATCTTCTTTAAATGTTTTATCTGCAAGAGTCAATAATGATAATTTAAATAATTTATATAGAGCAACAACAAACGCCGAAATTATAGGAACAGATACAAAAGCCATGATAGTTAATAATTTTGGAGCGGCTCAATATCAAACATGTCTCCCTTATCCCCGCGCAATACTGACTTATAACACAGTAGCATTAGGGACATCCTTTAATTTTTTATTAGCCGCGAACAAAGGAACGCCTCTGACCTATTATCCCGAAGTAGTTATTAAGACTCAGTCAATAAGTATAGAAGCGAAGCAACTCCCTAAATCAGTATTAAAGCCATACTATACAATTAGATCATCTCTTATATCGGGGACAACTGCAATCGGAGGAAATCCAACGGGAGCGAATCTCCCACTAATGAGCATAGTGGATAAATACTCTGCGCAGAATGATTATTTCTTAGGAAATCCTAGTGATGTAGTTTATACAATAACAAAACCCATAGCAATCGCAGACATAACAACTTCTATTCATGACCCCGATGGAACTTTTGCAAATGTAGATGATACATCAGCGGTCGTCTATAAGGTGATGAAGAATATTCAAACGCCTCGCGATATTGTTTCTCAAATACTTGAAGAAGAAAAAGAAAAAGATAAAAAGAAATAATTTCATTTTTTTATATAAGTATATTATAAAATGCCTCAATTAACTGATGATGAATGTATTGCCTATTGTGAATTACAACGCTCAGCCGACGCTTTTAATGAAGATGAGATTGACGGTCTTAATGTAGCACTTGCCGAAGGAATGAAATTAGAAACATACATTAAGAAAGTTAGAGAAGAAAGAACAAAAGTTTCAGAATCTCAAAAAGATGCAGAACCCGAACCCGAAAATTAATTTCTCCATTAAGTTATAAATGGATGAGAATACTTATAATGAGATTTGTAAAATCCTTTATATAGCGAACCGACTTGAACTTGTTGCTGAGATGGAAGAAAATAAAACAAAGATAGTTGATAAGTCTTATGATCCCAAAGAAGACATAAGAAAATCTAAATTAAAAAAGAATCATGAACCTTACAGCGATGATGAAGGTTCAGCAGAAGAAGAACATATTAAAGTTAAGGTTGATGAAGATGGATTCTATTCAATAGATAGTGATGATTAAAATAAAGTATCTTCAAGATAATTAATTAGATAGGCTGAGAAAATTAAATCAAGATATTCATGTTCTTCTAAATCTTGGAGTCCATAAAAATAAATACAATCTTCGGAACACTCTTGCAATTGTTCAAGAACTAAGTTAAACTTTTTTTTATGATGGTCTCTATTCATGGCTTCAATATTTTTTTTATGAAATTGAAAGATTAAATCATTCAATTCTTCGGGCAACATTTCAAACATCCTTTATATACTTAATATATATATTTTAATCTCAAATTATACATATAATCTATTATTATACCCCTTATATGTGTTAATTATGCCCTATAATCCCTTTTTATACCTATTTAGCACTTAAAAGAAACATTAATTTTAAAATTATTACCTCTTTAAGCACTAAAAACAGCATTATTTAAGATTATAGACCTTTTTTAAGTCTTTAATATAGTAAAACAATAGATTATAAGTAAAATAACAGATTATATTATATATATTTAATTAAATGAAATATATTCGCGTTAATGTTGGAAGAGGTTTTTATTATACAACTGAAAAAACTCCTATAAGAAAATATGGTGGAAGAAAATCAAATGAACAAAAAGAAAAAGATAAAGGATCAAAGCATCTTAAAATAAAGAAAGGATTATTCGTGATTCACTTTGATTAATTCATGTAAGGGTTTTATATACTCTTGTTTAATGTCTATACATAAATCAATTTCATTTCTACCTCTATCACATCGCCCGCGTCTTGCAATATTGAAAGGCGATGAATCATGTATCCATCCATATATCCCATCATTACAACTCCACAAATAAATTATAGTTAAGTCGGGATTCTCTTTCAGAAGTTCTTTGGCTTTGAGATATTTGTTTTGTCCAAAGAATAAAGAATTATATTGATTATGTTTTATTCTTCTTGTCTTGATCTCAATAAAATAATCATCATTATATTTATCAAACTCAAAATATTTGCCGTATGTTTCTTTTGTGGCTTTCAATTCTCCGAATATTTCTTCAAGTTCTTTATGGATGGTTTCTTCATTAGTTAATCCAAGTTTTAAATCTGCTAATTGTTTATTCATTATAATAATAGTTAGAAAAAAAAAATATGGATATTAAACTTAATTGAATAAAACTTCATACTTACCTTTTGAACATTTATATTTAGGAGTCTTCATTTCTTTTATTTTTTCTTTCTCTGATATTACATGTTGAATATCAAGGCTTATCACGGGATTCACTTGACCGATTTTATTATTATGTTTATTGTACAATCTTAATGCTCTCCTTACAGTTGGAATATCTCCATAGTGATGAATGAATATTGCATCATTATTAACTTGTTCATTTGAGGAATATACTTCGTTGAATAGATAATGATTAAGACAAAAATTAATTATCTTCTTAGATTTATTCATAACAATAATCTTTTTATCCACAGATAATCTTTTCTTTAAAGATGGAGTTTTAAGAATGTCTTGAAGGATTGTAAGATTTGGAATAGATGGATTATATTCGGCTTCTCTTACTGAATCGGGAAAGCGTTCAATTAATTCTCTCTTAGATAGTTTAGAATCAACATGAATATTGAGAGAATGCAGAATTGATAATAAGTCTTTCTTTGAATGTGTTTTATGAATATTCATTATAATTTAGATAAGATTTTAATTTCTCTATTTATTACAAATGCCTTACAAGAAAGGAGATCTTAAAGGAGAATTAACTTCTTCTGAAATCAGAAAACTAATTCGCGCTCACAATAAATTAGTATCTATTAAAATCCCTCCGAAAACTGATCGCGATGGCTTAATTAAAATAGTACAAGACAACGGATATAAGATTGATCATAAAGGTCAAAAAATAGTGGATGCGAGAAAGTCTCGCCCGCGCAGAGTTCAAGTAAGTCTTGAACAAGCCAATAAGATGACTAAGAAAACTGATTTGGATAAACAAAAAGCAAAAGAAAAGAGAGAAGAAAATCTCATGAAGAAAAAGAAAGAAATCAGACAAATCAAAAAAGATGCAATCAAAAAAGAAAAAGAAGTTCAAAAAAAAAAAAAGTATATTAAAGATAAAATAATATCTAATATTAATAATAGAAAAAAGAAAATGCCCGAAATATCCACACAAACAGAACAGCCTCAAAAACAGAAACGCGTCCTTAAACTCCCATCACAGACTCCTAAGAAAGTATCAATAGATAAATCTAAGAAACCTCCCATGAATACAAAGAAGATTGAGCCAAAAAAGAAAGAAGTAAAGAAGGAAGAAGAACCCAAGAAGAAAGTTGAACCCAAGAAAGAAGCACCCAAGAAAGAAGCACCCAAGAAGGAAGAAACACAAAAAGATTTTACAGTTTCTCAATTAGAGGAATTAATTGAAAACCCGAAAGAAAGTTTTAAAAGTGGAAGTTCAAATAAACTTAATTTGACTAGATCAGAAGCCTTATATGAAGTTTCAAAATATCTTCTTAATAAAAATACCTCTTATAAAGATTTTATGACTTTAATTGATGCTCTAGAAATGTATGATATGGAGATAGGAATGGGTTTTGGTTTTTCTTTTGGAACGGGTGAAGCCCCTCCAAGATGGAGAAAAAAACTTTCTAAAATGGTGAGAGACATGTGGAAGGCATCAAAACATAAGCCATTATATACAGAATGGATTAAATCTTTACCTAAAAAAATGGTTGTTTCTACTGATCCAATAAAAAGAAATACAAATGTATTAAAAAAATATGAGGAGGGGTTTGCACTTGCAGAACAATTTTTAAAAGATAATAAAAAATGGAAAAAAGAAAAACTCCCTCTCTCTATTGTTGATGATATTTCATCTTTAAAAAATAAATTGGAGTTTTTTGGAGATAAAGGCATTTTAAAAGGATATGGTTCATTTATATCGGGATATAATAAGATTTGGAGATTAGAACAACAAATCAAAAATGGAAAAATAACCGTTGATGATGAATTAAAAGACAAAATTATAAAATCAAGAGATAAATATCGTGTCTTAATACAAAAATTAGAAACCGCTTATAAATATCGTAATAATAAAAAATTATTGGCTCAAAGTAATTTCTTTGAATAATTATTGACTCTCATATAATTTATTGATTCTTGAAAAAGGTTTGCCTTTATACTGAGCGAGCCATGAATCTAATGTGTATCCATATTTTTCAACATCATCCCGCCAAGGCTGACCGCCTCTTTTAAGTCTTAACTCCCATAAATATTCATTTTTTTCTTTTGTACTTTTCATTTTCGGAACTTTTTCACAAACTTCATGATATTCTAGACTCTTCTCTATGCATAATTTACACGGAAGAACCTTAATTAAACTAAAATAAAAGTTCTCCCAATCTTCATTATATTCAGTTATTAAAAGTATATCCCAAAATAATCCGCCAGTATTTTTCATTATAATTTATAATATATTTTATTTTTTTTACTCAGCCTTCTCCTCCTTAACATATGTATCAAGGGCAACACCCTTAGAATGTCCCATGACTTTATTATCTTTTTCTAACTCCTTTTTCATATCGCCATATTTACTTGAAAGATATATCTTTCTTAATAATGTTGTTGATATACTTTTATTCATGTATTTCTTTGATGTCTTAATTAATAATTGTGTTAGTGCATTTCTAGTCAAGGGATTGCCCGTTGATGTTTTAAATAAGACTCCCATCCCATTTACTTTCACATAAAATCTTAGAAGTTTCTTTAATGATTTGTCTTCTATGGGCAATTTCAATTCTTCATATTTTTTCGCTGTCTTGTATTTATTCAGAACAAAAAATAAACCGTCTTTTGAAATGACTAAATAATTTTTTGATTTCTTATCTTCATCGCTGAGTTTGTTGTAATTTCTTTTATTGATTGCCTCCATCCCAGCCACATCATTTCTCATCGGCATTCTTGAATATATATTGAAGATTGTGAAGACTTGAAGAAGGGCTTTCTCTTTTGATGATAGAGTCTCTTTCTTCTTAATCGGTTTTAATTCTTCTCCCATTTTATCAATCATCTTATAAACCTCTTCTATTGTTGTGAAGTTCTTAGATTGTTTCTCACTTATAACACCGCTCTTTTGTTCTTCTGAATATTTATCATTTAATTCATCTCTTTTTTTGCCGTATTCTTCTAATAGTTTATCATATTTTTCATCACTATTCAAAGCATTCAATAAGACTATAATTGCATTTAAATGATTTCTTTGTGATGTATAATGAAGATGACTGATCTTATCCATTACATTATCGGGTTTAGATAAGAAGTCAAAATTATCGGTTTCATGTATCTTTTTTAATTTGTTAAGATTAGTTTCATATTGCTTCACCGTATTTGTCTTTAAAGAAGGTCTAGATTTCTGAATGTCTTCTTGAACTTTGTCGCTTTTAATCTTCATATTTTTATTATAACAATAGATTATTTTTTCATTTAAAATTAATTTTTTTTTTGTTTTTTGATGGGACACCAACACCAAAAAGCAAACTTAAAACAGAAACAATTACAAAACATATATTAAAAGATAAAAAAAGTGGCTAGGCTAGATTTCAAGAAATAAACAAGTTAAGAATATTTTTTGGGTTTTTTATTTTTGAGTTTTTACCTTAGCCACTTTTTTCTTTTTAAGATGAGACTTATCAATTTTATAAGACTTAGATTTAGGATTTACTGATGCATATACGCGAGCATATCCCCATTCTTCTGCGGACTTTATATGAGGTCTAACTGATTGAGGATTAGATTTGTAAGCACCTTTACCCTTTTCAAAAATAGTCTTAATACCGCTTAATTTATAACCGCTTAAATCACTTATTTCTTTGAGAGAATTAGATTTTTTGAGGGGTTGTTTATGTTTCTTATTGAACTTTTCTTTGTATGTTTTAGCCATTATAAATTATACAATATTTTTTTTACCATAAGATTTTATGACTCCAATATTTTGCTGTATCTTTTGATGTGGCTTTACCATGTCTCTGATAATATCTTTTTTTTCTTTCTTTGTCTTTGTGATCTAATGATTTGTAATGACCTAATTTATCTTTATATTGTCCGTAGTCTTTATGACCGAAACCGATTTTTTTAGGATTACCCTTTGGAGATTTTACATATACATAATATTTATACTGAGATTTTGTCTCATTCTTAAAAGGTTTATAGAGTTCTTTTTTCATTATAATTTATGATATATTTAATTTAGGCAAAATAACAATCAAAAACGCCATCCTTAACAGTTGCAACTTTAAGCAATTCAAGATAAACTCTTAGCGTATAATTACCAGCGGGAAGGTCATTTGTATCAAACTGAAAATCAATCCCCTTGTTATTGATTCTTTCATTTCTATTAGGGCGAACAGCAACCCAACCGAAATTGCCCAGTAATCCACTTGCATCAACTCTCTGATCATGTCCTTCAAAAGTGCCGTTAGTTAAGACAGTTGGCGCTTCTCCACTATATTCTTGGCGCGATACAAAAGGAACTTGTCCCTCCGCTTGCTGTGTTGTGTGAAAGATAGTGGCGTAATTACTACGATCTACGGGGAACTCATCCCTATCATTATAAGTCATATTAATGGATAGAGGGTCGGCATTAACCGAAACAGCCGCCTTAGAGCAACCATCACCTTGCAAGAGAGACCCCGAAACATAATTGGAATGAGGAGTACATCCAGCAATAACCTTAGACACTAGGCGACCATTACCTCCAATATTAAAACTAAAACTATCAAAACCACCGTTGCCTTGTGTTCTCTTAGCAAGTCTATAATCAACATAAGAGAAAGATAATTCTTTATTTTGTTCAGCATATTTTCTCATTACTTCTCCATCATAAGAGATAGAATCATAAATCATTTTTAATTCATCTAGGTCAATCTGATAGGAGAGATTATTAGCAGCCGCAGCCCCCGAGACACACATATTTTTAGACTGTTGAACCCCCGCGAGAGTTGTAAGGGGATCGCAAAAAGTAAGATCCACATGGATTTCATCATGAATCATAAATGCGGGGAGTTGATTAAACTTTAAGAACGGGAAAAGGTCAGATAGATAGATGGAATAGATAGGCGCTTCTGAGATAGTCTGCGCAGATGTCCCGTCATGTTGCTGAAAGGGCAATAACTCCGTCGCAATCAGACCAGCACCATTAACAACGGGATTGCGTCCTAACTCTAATCCATAGCCATCCGCCGAACTATCCGAGCCACGAGTATAATATGCGCCATGATTAATGCAACGCTGACTTAAATATTGTTCTCTTTCTTTGTTGTTTTCATTTGTTAAGAAAAGAGAATGATAGGCATGGAGCGAAGAAAAATCATCAATAGCGCAGACGGTTTTATTACCGACGCGCAATTCTGCGGCTTGGATGAGTTGTCCGACACCAACTTGAAGCGGGTAAAATGCAGAAGTATTAGTCTGAGGAACAACGCCAAGAGTAATCTTGGAGTTTGAATGTAAGAAACCGCCAACACGGTTTAAAGTGAAACGGGCGCGAGTCTGAGACTTAGTGGCGGGGTCTATTATATCGGTTGTAAGAGTTTGACCATATTCAGAAGGGATTTCTCCGATGCGTACAAGGTCGGGGATTCTATCTTTTGAAACTGAATCATCTTTAACTTTCTCATCAACATCAGCCATTTTATAATTAAATATATTATAAAAAAATTAAAAAAGTAAATTAGATTTTTCAATCAATAGAAAAAATTATGAAATAACTTGAACACCATTTTCATTAAAAGCGATAGTTGTCTTATGCTTAATGAATAAATAGGCAGAGATAGGATTGCCGTCATCTAGGGTGTTAGTCATCTGAATACTAAACTGAGCATTTGTGAAATCAACGACTTCACTATCCAGCATATCATATATGAAACCGACACC